CGCTGGTGATTTGGGTCTGTGACAGCAAGCTGGAAAGCTGGCTGGACGTGTACCCGAAATGCCAAGTCTCACGACCAGGCACGTTGAAGAAGCTGATGAGCAACCGACGCGCTTCCCGAATCTTGGCTACGTTGAGGTTGCTGTTCACCCCGGTTGAGCCGAAGTCCACCGCGACGATATTGGCAGAAGGGAACGCTGTTGAAGTCGTTCCAGACTTGCCCGTGAACGCGGTGTTATGGAACCCACCCAAACCAGCCGCAACCATGTTGGCTGCGTCGGCAGTGTTTTCCGAGACTCGCCCGATGATGGTCATGTCGATTGAACGGCCAAGCGCCCACACCATTGTCTGGACGTATGCGCTGGCGGGGTCGATCAACAGCTTCACCTTGTCGAACTTGTCGATGAAGTTGCCGATGTCCCACTGACGGAGAATAACCTTCCGACGGAAATGGGTGGCTTCGTTAACAGGGGAGTCCGCGAAACGAGTGAAGACCTCGTTCGGCGTGCTCTTGTCCAACTGTTCCCAATAGCCTTCCTCGCCCTGTTGTGACTCTACGCGAACGTAGGGGCGAAGCTGTGAACCCATCTGCTGTAGAAGGTATTCGATGTTCGCGTGGTACTGCTTTACAAAAGCAGTATCTATTGTAAACGACATTGAAGTACCTTTGCAGAATGACTAAAGAAACTTTAGCATTCGCGCCATTGCCCGGACTAGCCGGATGGAGCATGAGCGACTACGCACGCTCTGACTCGTACCTCAGACAGCCGACCCTGGTAAGGGGCTACCGGCCTGGATCAGTGGTTCAGCAGGGCTACCCGGCAAGCCGGACCCACCCGACGCCACTAATTAGTAACCTGGATTGTGACCGTACCCGCCCTGCTCGTTGCCCTGGTTGATGTTGTGCTTGGGTGACTCGTTGGACGAGTGCTCTTGCTGCCACTCACCGCCACTATCCATGCCCACTTCAACGGGGGACTCGACCGGCGTTTTGTTGCCGGTTTCGACGGGGGTATTGACATCGCCTGCCATGTTATGACTCCATCATCTGACGCCATCCGAGTACCTTCTGGACCCAGGCGTCGTGTTCGGGATGTTCTTTGACGTAATAGGGATGCTTGGTCACGTCAGCCGTTGCCAACTTCGCCAACTCCGTGCGGGCGTCCGACTCATTAAAGCCGACCGCCACTTCCTTGCTTATGGTGCCTTCCTCGATCAGCATCTTGCCCAGGTTGTACATGCCCTTGATAAACGCCGGGTCATTACCCAGGTTCGTCGTCTCAACCTTGCTAGCGACTTCCCGGCCAAAGACCTGAAACAACGCACGCCGAGCCACGCCCATGTTCCGCTCGGTGCCTGCGCCCCACTCGCCTTTCAGACTCTCTACGCAGGTCTTGGCGTCAGCCTCGTAGTTGGGGATGGCTGCTTTAACAGTCTCGCCGTAGTAGTTGAGTAGATGCTGTGCCTGCTCCGGACTAATGTTGGCTTTATGAGCCGCTTCCGCGAACGACTTGATCTCGCCCTCAGTTAGCTCCACGCCCTTTGCAATGATTGGGGCGGCTAACTTATAGCCATCGACGTTCTCCGGCACGCCGAGTTTACGATATATCTCGGTCATCTTCTCCCCACGCTTCTCGTCCTTGGCGTCCGGGATACGGATGGACCCGCCGATCATCTTCTGTGACTCGACGTAGGACTTGGCGAGGGAGGGGATGTCCTTTAATGACTCAAGCGATTTCTCGGTCTTGAGTTCGGCGGGTAACTCGTCCCGCCATGTCTTAGCTGGAACGGTCGCATCGCCGGAAACAACCTGCGTCCCTACCTGTGATGCCGGTGTCTGCGTGACTTCCTGGGTTTCAGGAGCCGCAGCGGGCGTAATGTCGTTAGAAGTAGTGCCCGTGCTCTCTGGTGCTGTCGCTAGTGCCGTAGTCATCTTGTTCTGTCTCCTCTTTCAAGATAGGGTACTTGTTAATGTCGGCCATGTCAATCATGGACAACAGGTGAATGATGATCGAACGCTGTCCCTCGTAGAACGCGGTCACGTAGGGGTCTACATCGAACGAGAGCCGATTGTAAAAACGGTTTCGTAAAGACTCCATAACTTCGGGACCGTATTCGCTATCCACGAACGTATTCTTGTACGCATAGGCTTTCTTGTGTTGGGCTTCGGTGACGCCCTTCGGCCCGTGTAACATGGCCTCTAAATCTGTCATGCTGGTGTCCCCCCTTGTGGCTGCTGCTGACCGGCTTCCTGCGCGACCTTCATCAGCGGGGCGAGTTTAGCCGCTGAGTCAATCGCCTGTGCTCCCTGCTGTGCTTGCTGTGCCTGCGCGTTCTGATCGGCTTCCTGTTGACGTATCTGGTCCACCACGTCCTTGTCGTGCTTCAACCTGGCAGGCAGGCCCACCGCGTCCATAATGTAGCTCATAAAGTCGTCGGTATTAATCACGTCGCCCGACGTGGGCTTGATTTGAATCAGCGGAGCCGCCATCTGGAAGAAGCGTTCGATGGTGGAGAGATCGCTGTACTTCTGTGCACGCGCCAACGGTCCAATATACACCACGTCGATATCGGTGACTAGCCCCTGGCGTTGGGCCTCTAGCACAACCGGCGGCGGGGGCGGCAGCACACCGGCTCGCATCATTATCCCAAAACAACGGTTAATGAGTGGGGTCAGGAACTCACTTTCTAAGCGGCCCACTGTCGGCCCAAGCGCCCGCTGCATCTGGTCGATTGTAGCTTGTATCTCCGCTGCCGTCATGTACTGCTTAGAGGGTAACTGTAAGAGGTCACTATAGAACACGGCGCGAATGGCTTGCTGTAGGTCCTTCTCGAACTCTAGGCTTAACTCAAAATTACCGCGATGCCCTAGCTCAAACGGGAAGATCGAATCCTTGGATCGTACTGTGGTAATTCCAGACGGTTGCGTGCGAACCTTCCCAATAACGCCATCGTCAACCACAGCAATCGGAGGGTCGATCCACTTCCCAGCCGCACGTAAGCGTAGCTCCCTAGCCTTATTAAGCGTCTTAATATCAGGCAATGCAGTGTGTCCGGGACCCCGGCCATAAACCTCGTGAGCCGACTTCCCCCAACGCGGCACCATAAAGGGTAACTCATAATAGCCACCTTCGGTAATCAAATGAGCGCCGCTCGCGGTAGAAGGATCACCACCGTAACTGGCGCTCGACCCCACTTCGACATAAACGCTGGCCCAAGGGCGGTCTTTACCCGCCGCGTGCATGAGGTAGTTGGCACCATCGCGGGGCATCACCATATGTAAAATACCCACCATGTCATCCGGGCGGGCGGTTGCTTTGTGGGCGGTTTCCTTGCTCAGCTTCGACATTCCAAGTTGGAGATCGCCGTCACCAAACTTGAGGGCGGCAGCGCGGGCTGACATTTCCAGCTTGCGGCCTACGATGTCCACGCGGCCATCCGGACCCTCGCCAATCACGTACCAGCCCATCGGCAACGCCTTCATACGGAAGCCGTTAAACAGCATCGGGCCGGGTATCTCCTCGACCAGCAGGTTGCCAGTACCGAAGCACCCGATGTCCAGGTACATTTCATGGGACTCGGCCTTGAAGTTGGACTGGTTGATGGCGTCGAGCATCGTATCGCGGCAGATGTCCAGCCACTCGCGCACGTCCTGTTCCATGTTGAGTTCGTTCATACGCATCTGCAACATGAACCACTGGATGGTGTTCGGCGTGAGCGTCCCGGCCATCGCGCTTGCGAGGTACTCGTTGGCTTTGACGGCGGTAGTGTCGTAGAGTAGCGATGTCTGCTTGGCACCAGGGGCGAGCCGGTAGGTAATCTGAGCCTTACGTGGCATGATGTACTGTGCCAGGTCTTGGCTCAGGATGTCGGCAAGACGCCGCTGGTCTAGCAGGTAGTTGTAGCGGTTGACGACATCGGTAGCGCGGTGACGGTTATCGTCACTCGCCTTCGCGTCCATCGAACCGGCCACGTCGCTTTCAATAGCCATTAGAATCCCTGTAACTGCTTCCTCACCGCATCAGGCCCGGTGGTGAGCGCCGTGTTGCCCGCAATCGTGGTGGACGGACTCGCGCCCGCCGCTGCCTGCCGCTGCCGGTCCAGGTCCGATTGCTGGACCACTTTATCAGCCTGTGGTGCCACCGGCGCTTTCGGCATCGTGGGCATCTTCGGTGCGCCAAATCCTAGTAACTGACCCATACTACCTCCACGAGTCCACCGTTTGCTCACCGGGGACCGGGCCAAACGGATTATAATCGTATTCAGCTTGCATTGCCGTATCAGAGAAGGCGTCCCACCGGCCCTCGGCTTGGACCTGCACAGGTGCCTCGTCTGGTCTATCGTTCTCGCCCACGGCCAGGTAACGAAGCGCGTCGGCTGCGTTGCTGGACCAGTCGTGCTCCGGGTGGGGTAGGAACGTCTGTTTCAATTCGTCGTACTTCTTATGGTAGAACGCTAACGCCTTGAGTCCTTCATCGCACGGACCCTCATTAAACCGGAATCGGGGAAAGAGGCGCCGGACAGCCGATATGCCAGTCTCAATAAGTAGCTTCGGGACCACACGAATAGGGCGCAGACCAATCGACGAGAGTGTGCCACGGACGGTCTTTTGTGCGGCGATGGTCTCGGCGTCTGCGTCGTGGGGGAGCAAATGCAGGTCATAGCGATAAGGCTTCTCCATAACCACCTTGCCATAATGGTCTGCCCCGACGCCACTATTCTCATAGTAGTCAATCAATCGGATTTCTTGGCCGAGCTTTTGGTAAAACCAAATGACCGTCGTATCGTTACGGCCCAAGTCCCATGCCGTGCGAACCGGCTTCTGAGTGATCCAGGGGAAGAAACCCACCCGTGAAGGCTTGTCATTTCTTGCCAGCGCAAGGTAACGGCCATAATAAGAACCTTCCACAGCACCTTCAAAGCTACAGTAGTACTCTTGCTGGATAAGGTCTTCGTCTTGTCCAAGGGCGCGGAGTTCATTGAGGTACTCGGTTTCGACGATTCGGTGGCCATCGGGTTTGTGCGTTTCGTCGATGGTTAGCTTTGAGGCATACCAACGGTCTGAGTGATGACAGGCGTAGTCGTAGAGGTCCCAACCGTGATTCTTACCTCTGGGTGTATAGGCAAAGGCTTGCCATCCTCGGTTGGCAGCAAATATCGGATCGAGCAAGGCTTTGGCTCTAGGACTCTGTAGGGCAAACTCGCTGTAGACTGCTCCAAGAGGGTTGGTTCCGACAATACGGTTAATGTTATCGGTGCCGACGACTTGGATGATTGACCGGCGACCGTCAAAAGTACGTATGGGGACCTGCATTTCGGTCTCGTTTTCCTCGTCCCGCATCCGGATGGCTTCGGGGATGTAGTCTCGGTACGGCGTGCCTTCATTGTCCATGCCGTCCCAAAATATCTTCTTGCCCTGCGCATACGTGGGAAACAGGTAGTAATAGACGCCAGGTTTCTTGTACGCCTGCGTAATACAATAGTTCAAAAGCACCAGGTCTTTTCCAGCACGTCGATGCCAAACGAGCACCGCATTCTTTCCAGCGTCGAGGGCTTGAAGGGCAGGTACTTGGAAGTCCCACGGCTGGAACCGAAACGACTCGTTGACGGTGTTCACTGAGTTTCACCAACTTCGACCACTTCTACGTCTATAGTAGGTTTCGGCGGGGGACTCGACCATCCCGGCCATATCAGGTTTATCTGGACAGGACGGTTAGCACCAGGAGCGTCAGAGCGGGGACGATAAATATCAAATAATTCGCCAGCAGCCTTAACCGCCGCCAGTCTCGCGGAGTTGTCTTCGGTAACGAGGGTGTCCGTGATCTTGCCCTCGAACGCGGCAATGTGTGTCTTTTTGGCATCAAGCTGCTCATCCAACCGCTGGATCATTTTTGTGACGATAGGCACAGCCCGGTCCAGCGCCCCCGACTCCCGGAGGAGGTCCTGCCTGGCTTGCTCCCTGGTCACGGGAAACTCGCCTGCGGGCGTAGTACTCGAATATCCCTTCTCTAGGTGGCTGGCCAAAGGTGTGCACGGTGCGGCCAGGACCCCGGAGGGCACATTCGCTGAGGGCAAGGATTTCAGAGGAAAGTAGGACTCGGACTCGGTACCAGGCACGTTTGGGCTTTTCGCGTCGGACAACTCGCCACCTTGGAGGGAACTGTTCTTTATACCGGCCTAGGTAGCGTTTCAGCGTACCCATCGGCATAGGTATGAGTTCAGACGCCACCTTCAAGTCGAACTTACGTTCAGGTTGAAGGTAGACGTTTGTATCGTCTCCCACGTCCACTATATAGCCCGTAGGACAAACTTTGCTATACTACGGGTTGTGGTTTCTCGTTTCTCACTCCCCCTTATAGGGGGTGATAAAATGAGAAACTTAACGTAACCTATTGATTTTTAAAAGAGCGTTCTTCTCAGGCCAAAATGAGAAACTTTCCTATAGTGAGAAACATGTTGATAAATAAGGCTTTTCATGTGAGAAACTATAGTCATGCCTAGTGCCGAAATATCGTCCCCCCTAGTACCCCCGTCAGCTTTCCCTCCGCGTGCGGCGTCTACAGTTGTGGATAAGTGTGTGCATAACTATCCACCTGCGCGGCTTAAGTCTATGATAAGTTTACGATTTCGTCAATTTCGGCTGGCGGTTTATATAGGTCCACACGCGCCGCCTGAGGCCGGTTTTTTGGGATAGCCACCCCCCGCCGGTGGTGTTGCAAAAATGACACACCACAACCGCTAGTGATGGCGCGACGATGGCATGGTTCTTGCTCTTACGCGCGCGTCAATTAGATATGCGTGCGGCGCGACGAGTGTATGGATTCTACTACACGGTGCGACGAGTGTGCATAATCGGACACAGTGTTATGCTGCTACCAGGTAATAGGCGGGTGAAGGTGTAGGCGCGACCATACACTATCGGATTAGGTAGGGAATGGGTAATTGGTTACATAGGACAAGGCTAACACACCACGCACAACCTATGACACGCGATGACAACCACGGCCTGGTATGGGGTTTGCATATCTTAGGAGCATGACACCGCAAGCAGAACGTATAATCGGTACGCGAGACGGGGAACGCGATGGTAGGGGAATGAACCCTATCTATAACCCATACTATACAAGTGGTCATTATTTGAGGGCTTACCAAATAGCCTGGTTAAAACACCGTCAAGGTAGCTAACATGCCCGAAACCTTACAATGTGGTGCACACCCTAGTCTAACGCAGCCCTGTACTGCATGTAGGCAATGCCCCGCATGCTGTGACTGTCAAGACTGTGCAGTATGCGAGCACAGGAATAGACTCGGCAACTTGCATATCTGTAATCACTGTGAGGGCTGCACACATTGTTGTGAGTGTTTAACGTGCGACTGTGGCGTCTTAGTAACACGCGATTGTCGAACAAGTAGTCATTGTGATAGACACTGCGATTGTAGCGTAGACGAGGAAGGCGAACGTAACGTAGCTATTCACCGTTACCCTCTAACCTTCCATAACTCTACGACGTTTAACGTAAATCCTTCACACCGCTACCTATCCGTCGAAATAGAAGTAGCAAACTGTGGGCCTGGTAGTCATGTTAACGTAGCGTGCGAGAAATGGAAGGCGTCTATTGTTGAGGATGGCAGCCTACCGGACAGCGGATTTGAGATAAACACGGCACCCGCTAATGGTGACTTATTCGTTAATCAAATCAGTGAGATATGCGGGGCTTTAGCGAGACAAGGCGCGGAAGTTAACGAAAGGTGCGGCCTGCATGTTCATATAGACGCCCGTACCTTCCGCGCTCCGACCATGCGTAAGTTACTGAAACTCTACGTTAAACTAGAGCGTGCCTTGTTCCTGCTTGTACCAGATTCTAGACGGCATAACCAATATTGCACACCCGTAGAGCGTAGACTACGTGAATATCTGAACCCTAAAAAGCCTGATTACAATAAGATGGATTCTACAGGTGGGCCACTATGGGAAACCGTACCACTGAAAGGTGCAAAGGAAACACGCGAAAAGATAGCAGAATACACCTATGGCGATGGCGTCAAGGTAGTACCTAATCAACTACGACGTAACAAGTATGGGGGAGAACGCTACAAGGCATTTAACCTGGTCTCCTGGTATCATCGTGGTACAATCGAATGCAGGTTGTTCAATGGGACTGTGAACGCTACTAAAATCATCAATTGGGCTATGCTGTGGGCGGGTATCCTAGACTATGCGAAGCGTACCCATGAGAACGTGATAGACTCGCTACCCGAACACAGTGACAGCGAACCACTGCGTAACCTAATGATAGTTGCGCCTACAGGTACAGTAAAAGAGTGGGTAAAGCAACGATTTGATAAGTGGGGTATGAATAAAGAGGAGAACGAGTAATGTGTGGTATATTCGGATATAACCTACCTGATACCGTATCAGTCGAAAAACGGGCCATCCTTGCAGCCATCCTCGCAAGCAAAATGGATGCACGCGGGGGTGATTCATGGGGTATCGTTCGAGATGGTGAAGTAGCTAAGGGCTTAGGTAGACTGTCTAAGAGCAACCAGGCCATGAAACTAGGCAGAGCACGTATCTTGTTAGGCCATACCAGGGCTGCGACTACCGGAAGCATCACGGTAGACAATGCTCACCCATTCGTAAATGGTAGTATCACGGGCGCTCATAATGGGATCATCAGCAACCATGCAGCCCTGAACACGAAATATAATCGCAAATGTGAAGTAGATTCAGAGCACATATTCATGCACTTACGCGATGGTCTACCAATGTCAGATATCGAAGGCTATGGAGCAGTGTGGTATTTTATGCACAGTAAGCGGGATCGGGTGTATATGTTTAGAAGTGAAGGTGGCGACTTATCCATCTACGGAATTGGTACGCATAAGAATCCGCGTGGTGTGGTCTTTGCAAGTACCGAGACAAGCATTACCGATGCCCTGTCACTCGCTGGCCTTGAGGGGTTTCCATATGAAATTAAGGCGGGTGTACTCTACTATACAGACCAGAATCAATTGTTCTATGAACCTAAAAAGGATATGAAGTTTAGCACAGTGACACGCTACATAAGCGGGAACACGTTTGATTGGAACAATTACGATAGCTACAAGGGATACGCTAACTACACCCGTACCGAATGGGAGAAAGACTTAGACAAGGGCGAAAGTACGGGCGACGACGACGATTTTGATACCATACTATGTGATGGTTGCGACGAGGAAATGCTGCCAGGGGACTATAAGAGCGTACAAGAACACGGCTATAATTGGACGTTATGCAAGAAATGCGAACACACATATGATGCTTAGAAAGGAAGGTGACTAACATGAAATTTATAGTATCCAGAGCAAGCCATAAGGTACCAGGTATCAAGGGATACGGTTATACAGATGCTACTGTACAAGAATGGTATCCAGAAGGTGTGATAACGATTAAGACACTATCAGAGCTTATGCAGTTTATTAAGAAGTATGGAACAGTAGTCATACGGGATGAAGGTAATGTACCTGATGTTGACGAGGGAATAGGACGTACTATAACAATCTATGATGATTACATGGAATAGAAAGGGGTACACTATGATATGGTATATGGATCATGGCGCGTTGATAGGATGGTACTTAAATGGTATCTCATGGGCGAGGATAGTGTTTCTAGGGGAATGCTGATGAAAACGCCTCACACAAATGCCCTAGGAACGACGAACGCAACCAAGTCAATAGTAAGGTAAGGGGGTAAAACATGACGTTACTAGAGGTTATTGACAAGGCACAACCCGCCGAACGAGGTACTTTCCTGGTTCATATCATGCCCTACGGGGTTGATTTAGATATTGAGTGGCCTAAAGTTTTACAAATATTGCGCGACTGTAACGTACAAAATACCGTGAGTATGAATAGCAATAAACTCAATCCGATTAATGTATGTTTCGAGAAGTATGTCGTTTCAAAACCTGACCACGGTATTAGAAACTGGGGGTTTGAATATCGCGCCTTGTGTGAATTGTGCCTATCGTATCAGGTCTGGATTTACGATAATGTAGGGGAACAAGGCTATGCGTTCGACCACAGTTTAACAGTAACCAAAATTTGGACGGTCGAGGAAGGGACATAACGTGCATATAAATAATGCCCCGATCATCTGTAAGCTGTGTGGTGATACCCTGCGCGACGGGTATGATGGCTATAGCGACCAGTACGCCGAATGGGGTACGACAGATACAGGGTTAAATAACCCTATACAACGTCCTGCATTATATGTGCATTGTGAGCGGTGCTTAACAACTAATATGGAGGAATAGTATGGAAATTCTAACAGTCAAGTGTAGTACAATTTCTCAATCGTCTAAAGGATTTGCAATGGACTTTACGACTTTAGACGGATGGTATCTAGGCACGATTCGATACCTAAAGAACCGGCCCACGCTAGGTAAGGAATATGAGATAGTAGTGAGTGAACAAGTAGACTTAGAAGTATATGAAGCCGAACGCAACGCACGCGATGGCTACTGTGGAAAGGGTGAATATGCTTAGTCAAGACTTCGATAACGCAGTATCAGAAGGTTACAATAGACTCGTAGGGTTTGCCGAGCAATTCACAAGCCCTACTGATGTCTATAGCCCTAAGGACATCGTACACAATGCCTTGTTATGGTTCCGTGTCAGGGCGCTTGCGACGTTCGAGTGGCGTAGTCAGGCTGAATGGGAGTGTATCATACAGAAGAACATTATATGGCAGGTACTAGACTCCCGCAAAGGGCGTAGCGAGGCGCTTAACTTTAAAGACGCCGTGTTATTCCCTGAACAAGCCGACGAGGAAGTGGACGTAGACAGTTTTGAAGTAAGCGAGGCGTTTATACTCGCACTAGACGAGTTAGACCATCGCTCTAGGGAAGTCGTTCTAGCAGTACTGGCTGGGTTTACTCAAGAACAGGTAGCGGATTTGCTGGGGGTGTCTCGCCCCCTGGTGTCGCAGATATGGCGGCGTGCCCTTGACTCGGCGCGTGAATACATGGAACCCTTAGCATCCGACGATAATAGGTAGCAGCCGATATGCCTATTTCAGTGGGGTAGAGGTTATAAATAGCGTTGTGTGTCAGGGTAGGGTGGTGTTCGCATAACTTCATCATCGCCCTACCCCACTCGTCAACAAAACGGGCGGCGGGTTCCAGCCAAAACGGGCCTGGGTCTGGTTCCTGCATGACCTTAATAGTCAGTGGGTAGCCTTCCTCAACGTCTTGATTCTTAACACAAGCCATCACAAGGGTATCCGGTTCAGGCCTAGTCAGAGCGATACCCACATTACACCCTGCAAGAATATCCGTAGACCCGCTTGCTCGATAACGTGATGGGTCGGGGCTGTCAGTACGGGGCTTTCGCATGTGGTGGGCCACGATGACGGTAACACCTTGTAAACACAGGGGATCAAGGTTTCTCCAAAACTGGCTAACGTCACTGGCCTCGTTCTCTTTCCCGACAATAACACGCCTTAGCGTCTCTACAATAATGACCGTGGGTCTGAACTTGTGTTCATTTAAGTACTCCATAAGTAGCGAGGCTCCGTTACCGTCAAATCGAACCCCACAATGGCTGACAGCTTTCAAGGGTGGCTGGCCCTCAACGCCTAAGCCCTTCGCTAGTCGCTTAATTCTAGCCCGTAACGTGCGTTCGCTCATTTCCTCGTCAATATAAAGTACCTTTTGGGGTACCGTGGCATGGCCTAGCCAGTCCTGTCCTGTAGCCATACATAAGGCCATATGGAGTAGTACCCACGACTTCATTGAACCGAACTCCCCAAACAGGACCGTTTTACTACACCGCGTTATCCACGGGTGTAAGACCCATGATATCGGGGGGATAGGCTCTGAAAGGATGCTACTCACTGATATGGGCGGGAAGTTTCTCACGTTTCTCATCCATATATAGCAGAGAAATGAGAAACCGCCATTGTAGGCTTTTTGATACACTAGCACGGGATGTCCTGATAGCTATATACCCCGTGCAGTGGGAGACACACTCAAAACCTACCGTCCGTCCGAAGTTGAACAGTACGCTTTCTGCCCTACCTATTGGTCGCTCCGTAAATCAGGCTGGACTACCCGAATAGCGACAAAGGCGACAGTAGCGGCGCTGTGGTCTACAGCCGCGCACGCTGCCTTTGCACTATATCAACGTATGCGGCTTGATGGGTGTACCGACCAGGCGCAGCTATTGACAGCCGCCCAATGCGAGGCCGCACAGGTCTACGTGGCCGATTTTAACCATTATATAGCAGCGGGGGTCAACTTCGGCACCCTGGACACCGACGACGCAGTAGAGGGCCTTAGAAAATTGGTCGCTAACTATACCAAAAGCTGTAAGCTGGACGCCTCTAGGGGCTGGCAGGTGGTCAGCGTGGAAGAAAGCCTGGACGGTGAGGGGACAACGCGCCCTGATGTCATTGTGCGCGATCCTGACGGCATCCTGTGTCCGGTTGACTATAAGATCAAGCGGAGTGTCAACCCCAAGTGGTTCGATCATCAAGGGTGGTCAGATGACTTCCAATATAGTCATAAACAGTTGAATTACATATACTTACTGCAAGAAGATGAACGAGTGGGAGAGCGTGTAACAAAGAACCGCCATTACATCTATTCCATCACAGCCGAGCCATTTGCACAAATATTGACCGCGTATGACATCACACCCGAATACATGGCAGATTGGTACACAAGTGCCCAACGTTACTTTAAGATGATGGCAAGCGGTGAAAACGAGGGCATCATGCACCCTACCCACAAGTCGCCCTATGGTATGTGTGAAATGCTGGACTTCTGTACTAAAGGCGGGGCGGGGCTTAGCTATATCAAGGTAACAAAGCGTGAATCTTAATTACTTCGGAGCTAATTGTGGGACTCATAAGGATTGTGGCGGAATCATTCGGGAACACTTAAACCATTCATATCCCTATACGTTTGACGATGGTTACAAGTGTTACATTCCCGCGCTGTACTGCGAGCGGTGTGAAGTCGAAGTAACGGGCGATACGTTAATAGAGGAGATAGAGTAATGCCGCGTTGTCTACTAATCGCTGGACCACCGAACACCCGCAAGACATCAAGCCTTGTGACCTGGACGAAGGCCGCTAAACCTGGCCGGGTTCATATCGTGTCATGCCCCCGTGAAGCTGGCTACGAGAGCATCCCGACGAATAACCCGCTTGTCGTGCCCCATATTCTAACCGTGCCCTACAAGTTAGGCGAGGGTAGCGACAAGATACAGTGGAAGGGCATCACCGAGGCTGTCGAGGCTAAGTGTGTCGAAATAGTCACAGGCAAGCACGGTGACGTATCGACCATTGCTATTGACGGCCTGCAACGCTACGGTGAGGCGGTGCTAGGCTGGATGTCAGGCGGGGCGATCTTCACTGACGAGGCATTCAACGGCATGGTGGCCTATAGCCGTGCTAAGACCTACATTGCTGAGTTCATGCTAAAGCTAATGGCCGCGCCAGTCAACTACGTTGTATTCACTTGTTGGGTGGACTATGAAAAAGACAAAAAGACGGACGAGGATTCACCTAAAATGGGTGGACCTAAAGCCCCCCGGCATATATGGCCCTCTTTATTTGGCACTATGGCAAAAGACGTGGTGGGTATGGTCTCCACGGTCGCAACGGTGGTTGAAAACAACCAGTACTTATGGCAAACGAAGGCTGCGGGAGACATACTCGGCTGTGGTCTAAAAGGCCCTGCGGAAATTGTCTCCCGAATCCCACTCAAAGTTCCACAAGACTACCCGGCGTTAGAGAAGGTACTGTATGGCTAACCTCGCGTTCTACATCATGCTCCACCTGGCGCTGTGGCTAACCGAAGGCGGTATCTACTGCTTACGGTTCGCTGCGTGGCTTGAGGACATGGACTTTGAAGAAATAGAAAGGCTGGCGGGACGGAAATGAAACTACTAATGTCGTTACTATTAGTAGCAGTTACCGCGTGTGCGTCTATAGACCCCATGCTGACGGAGCCGATACAGTCGGCTAAACCGCTGACCGCGCCGTCCATGCGTACCTATACGCCAGAGGGCTATGAGGTGGATTGGTGGATATTTGAGGAGTTTGATTCATCGTGCACGGTTGAGTACGCCATCCTAGGCTTAAACAAAGAACAGCTTGGGAAGGGCGTCATCCCCTGTCAGATGATGGTGATGTTCTTTCACGCCATACAACCGAGGGTCAAATGAACAAGGAAGAACTAATCGGCCTGTTTATATGGCTCATGTTCCAGCGCCATGACGGTATCGTACACTTTAAGAACGAGGAAATCGCCAAGTATCCAGGCATGGCTAAGTTACAGATAGCGTTAGAAGTGACAGACGACGGTATCACGATCTTTGTAGTGGAACCAGACAGTGTGCCTACAACCCCAACGTCCGGGCTATTGGACGCATAGGAGCGTATGGAAACAGTAGCAGTAGGAGATGGACAGTTAACGGAGTTTCGCACGGGCGTCGATTTCGATGAAGACGTGCGTGGGTTTAGTATCAACGAACAGAAGGAAATCGAAGGGCGTAACATCCCTGATGGCTGGCAGTCGTTGGGCGTGGTGAGTGTGGCGCGGGTCCAGAGTGAAGACGAGGTTCGCATGGACTCACTCAAGCCGTACTACAAGTCACTGTTTAACGTGACGTTTAACGTGACAGTCGAGGGGCGCAAGTTTCCGATCAAGCATACCGCCCTCGTGTCCGGTAAGCCTTTGCAGTTGACGAGCGCCCGGACCGGCAACCAGTATTACCCGACAGCTTCGCGTTTGGGCAGCAACCTGGCGCGTGCGACACGGGTAGACAGTGGCTTCCAGGGCGTACTTGACGCCGCGATGACCACGCCGCTGTTCGGTAAGTTCGAGACGAACGAAGCGGGTTATCAGTCGTTAGAGCGTATCTCCAACAGAATGCCAGCGTCCGGTAATGGCGCTGCTGCCTAAACCAGAAGGGTGTAAGGGGTGCCCTGCGTATGGTGACGGCCTCGGATTTGTACCTGATGATGTCATTGATGGGGCCGTCACTACCGTTATTCTGCAAAACCCTGGCCCCGACGAAGAAGCAGGCCGCAAGGTGGTCGCAATGGACCAGAAGAATCGGCCTGTGTATCAAGTATGCGACCACAAGCCCGCCATCGGACGAACTGGTTACTTCATGGACCGAACACTCCTCCCGTTGGCGGGCTTGGAGCGCGGCAAGAACGTATCGGTCCTCAACGTCCTCAAATGCCGATGGACAGACAACGGAAGGAAAGTAAATGAACTCCCTCGTGGTAAGGTGCTTTTGGACATTGTGGATCGTTGTACCTGTGCTTATCTTAGGATTCCAGCTTCTACTCGGTTGGTAGTCGCAGCGGGGCAACTGGCATGGGAATATCTACAGGGCGACAAGTTATCAATATCGAGTTGGCGCGGATTTGTCGGGCCGAAGCTGCTTACCTTGGACTCGGCTTTAAGCCCGAAATCGTCCGAAACGAAGCCCGTGCTAAACTCCGGTGGGTGCTCTACTGCTGCCGAAACATCCGGCCATGCGACCACTGTGCAAGTACCAGTACTAGCGACTTTACATCCTGCCGATTTGTTCAGGGAGAGACGGATGATACTACCGTCTCGGAGCGACTGGAAGAAGGTGCCCAAGCTGCTAGAGGGAACGTGGCCGACGCCGCTGCCTACACGGTTAGTCATATCGGCCCACACAACGATTCGGGAAATAGATGAATGGTTTGGTCATGCCTATGAAAAAGCGCAAGAAGTCAGCATCGACACTGAATACGTACCGGAAAAAGAGCTACTTACGATTATTGGAATCGGTTTCCGTGACGGTCATACCATTTCCGGGTGTCAGCTTGAATGGCTTAACCAAGATATATCACGCATTATCCGATCACGGTTCGTACAAGGATTACGTCATCTACTTACCACTCGTAAGGCCATATTCTGGAATGCTCAAGCTGACCTTCCCATACTCCAAAAAAACCTGTCGATCAGACCGCCGCTTTTTGAGGATGCTATGCTTGCTCATGCGGCACTCTGGTCCGAGTTACCACACGACCTCGACTTTGCGTCGTCTGTGTACTCCCCGTACAATAAACCCAAAAAGGATGTCGTAGGATGGGGGCTAGACAAAAATTGGGGCGACGTGGTAGCAACAGTATGCGTGTGGGAGTCAATAGCCACAAGTCTACAGGGCGATCCCGGAGCACGGGACGATTACTACAAACAGAAGTTACCGTTGGTATCCATCCTGCTAGAAAATCAGCAGCACGGGCTACGAGTCAACAAGGACCGCGTTACGAGTATGGTCCCCATGTACGAGGAAAGGTTGCGCCAAGCGTCCCGTATTGCTCAAGCTGCATGTGGCTGGCCTGTGAACTTAGGCAGTTCGACGCAGCTTGCTTACTGGCTGTACTCTCACGGTGGCTTAGACGCTCAATACAATCGGAAGACGAAAAAGGAAACAGTCGATGATGACGCAATCGCGGAACTTAGGAACAAAATCGAGCCAGCGCCGGACTTCACGGACGAAAAATCCGGTGTCAACGCCGATTACATACGTGACAGGATCGCTCAAGGGGCCAATCCGCTGTTGGAGGGCCGAGTCCTTTATGCCGAATCAAAGCAAATCCTTTCCCATTACCTCACGCCATTGGTCCTTGACAGTGGGGGAGTATGTGATCGGGTCTACCCCGAAACTTCTACGCATACGCAGGACAACGGGCGATGGTCGATAAGCCGACCGCCCCTAGCCCAACTCCCGGACGATTTGAGGGACATTATTGTACCCGATCCGGGCTTTGTCCATGTGCATTGGGACTGGAACGCAGCCGAGCCGTGGATACAAGCGTTAACTATGAAGTCGAGGTTCTTGACGGATGCGTTGGGAAATGGGTGGGATTTAAATACGCTGGCCCTCTGCGACCTGATGGGCTGGATGTACCCATACGACAGGTCGAATCCGATGGACGACAAGGGCTGGACGACGCTACACCAATGGGAGGGGAAAGATGACCCCCGGCGACGGCTTGCAAAGGCGGGACGCCTTGCGCTTGATTATGGGAAGCTTGATCTCTCTACCCTTCCTGGGGTTGCTCGGTTGGGACTGGTTAAAGCCGACCTTAAAACAGCCGGCCAACGCATCATCGACAGTGACCCCGATAAGCGGCGATACATGGCAGCAACCTTGGGACGAGTTCGCAAAGGTGAAAATATCAGCCGAGATTGGACCGGAGCGCGACGTGTATTTTTGGGGACGGTTGGAGACTCGATGTATCGAGAATGGCTCAACCATCCGTTCCAGCGAGGGGTGGCTTCACTCCTCAATCTTACAGTGGCCGAGATCGTTAATACGGTGCCCGGAGTGCGGTACGCATGGTCGATGCACGACGCGGGCGATATTTCATGCCCCGTTGAACAGTTATCCACGGCCTTACCTGCTATACGGACCATCGTTGAACAGGAACGCGATATTAATGGAACCAAGCACGCTTTTAAAGCAACGTGGAGTGTAGTCTATGACGATGGACGAAGGGAGTCTATAGCATGATTGAACAACGGGTTGAGATATTCATCGAGCAGCAAGGCCATGTGATGCTCATGCGGAAGGTGAATGACAAGGTGGCCGAGTTGAATAAGCTAGGGTGGGTAGTGATCGGCATGTCCACCGAGACATCGAACGGGATGACGTTATCGCTGCTGTTCCAAAAGGGTAATCCGGAGTACACACTGAAACACGAAATGCCGGTGGCCCCGTTTAGCGTTCCAGTAACGCCGTCCATTGACCCTTATACCGGAGCCAAGCAGTGAAGATACTATTCCTGGATATCGAAACTGCGCCCAACGTCGCCTATGTGTGGGGCCTATTCGACCAGAACATCGCCCATGACCAGGTGGAAACGTCGAGTTATATCCTATGTTGGTCGGCGAAGTGGGCGGGGAGCAAAACGATGATGTATGTACCCTGCGCCAACGGGAAGATGCTCCCTACGATACATCGGCTTCTCGACGAGGCCGATGTCGTCGTCCACTACAACGGAGCGAAGTTCGACATCCCCACGTTAAATAAAGAGTTTGTCAAGGCTGGCCTCAACCCACCTTCACCCTACAAGCAGATCGACTTGCTCAAGGTGTGTCGGCAGGCATTCCGGTTCGAGTCCAACAAACTCGCAGCGGTGGTCAAGGCGTTGGGTCTAGGTCAGAAGATGGCCCATCACGGCTTTGAGCTATGGGTTGGGTGTATGAAGGGAGATAAGCAGGCATGGCGTGTAATGAAGCGGTACAACCAAATGGATGTTACACTGTTAGAGAGATTGTATCATCGACTCCTACCGTGGATCGCCAAGCACCCGTGTACCGCTGTCGGCCTGGCGTGTCCGAAATGTGGGAGTACCAAAACACAGCGTCGGGGGGAACAAGTTGCTCTCACCCGTTCCTACACACGGTACCAATGTCAGTCTTGCGGTGGATGGTTTCGTAGTAACAAGGCGGTCAAGGCGGCCAACGTCGAACAGGGGGTCAATATCTAATCGTGGCTACGCAAGAACAAAAGCGACGGTGGGCAAAGGTCACACGGCATAGGTACCCGGATCGTTATCAGTTAAAACAGCGTCGAAAGTACCTAAAGCTGGTTCACAACATCACGCTAGAGCAATATAACAGAATGGTAGAACGACAAAATAATAAGTGCGCTATTTGTGGAACAGGGCCATCTAAAATTAAAGGCTGGAATATTGACCACGATCACAAAACCGGGCGTATTCGTGGTTTGCTCTGTTACTTTTGTAATTACCGCTTAGTAACCCGGTGGCACACAATTGACAAATTACAACGTGCGGTCGAATACCTTAAAGATAACTTCGATGGAAGGGTAATCATATGAAACGTAGCTGGTTCTATGACATCACAACCATTGCGATAGGGGTTATTATCGCGGAAGTCGTCATGTTATTCATACAGTTTGTGTTAATCGCGCTCATGGCGATACTCATGCCCATGAAAGGACTTGGACTCTAATGAACGACAGCTATTGGGCCTCTATTGCGGTGTTAGCGTTCTTTTGGGGGGTAGCGTTGGGGATGACCCTGGCTATATTACTACACTGATGGACATGGAATTTGTTACATTCTTGGTAATCTTCGCAGTAGGCGCGTGGTTAATGTTGAGGATTGACTAATGGGTACGACGCCGAAACCGCTTACGTTGAGAGTCACGTCTGAGTTATTTACTCAGCACCGTGACCAATTTGATGAGTTAATTGCACAAGGTCACGACATCGCTCCGTTGATTGATAGAATGCTTCCAGAGTCAAATAGACCTATTCATTATCTCGGCCCCAACTGTTGGCGCACACTCGACTTAGAATATCTGGACGTAACTTTAGAAGCGATACGAAAGGAAGTCTATGAAGTACGAACGCCTAAACCTGGCAGCGACGATCCTAAGCGGCCTGCTAGGGCACGAAAGAGCCGCGCACGCAAGCCCACAAGAACATCTACAAATGTCGCTAACGCTAGCGGAACAATTGGAGACTGAATATGAGCGACGAGAAACCATCAGAAAAGCAGCTAGAGTTTCACAAACTATCACCCCTTCCGCGCAACATACGTCGCCTGATGTTGAAGGCGGCTATCAAGGCCGGTAAGGAACCGTATGCCGAAGGCTATGAAAAGGGCTACGAAGCCGCTAAAACGCTCATGTATGAAGCGGGCTTCCGAGCGGGTTACAAGGAAGCCTTTGACGACATCGAGCGTCAAAGCCCCGCCAAAGCTGCCGTCGGAGCCTTGGTCCAACCTGTGGAGATCGGGTTGGTCGCACCTGACGGAAGTAAACTGGTTGTAAACGAGCGGGACGACTACCAACCGTCAGAGGAGAGTCAAAATGATACTGGCTACGTTGTTGTTAGCGAGCGCACTTAGTCAGCCCGTACATGGGCATTGGCCTGACGCCGGGATCGTCAATACGACGTGCGAGAACGTGCTACGGGTGCTGTCTAAGGGCGAACCGAGCGAAATGCTCTATAACAGCGTGCAGGGTATCCTCATGCTAGTGTTTGAATACGCCGATGGGACGCGGTTGGAGTTGTTCTACCACGTTACCGACCTTATCCACGAGGAAGCCGCTGATGTAAGCATCCGTATCGAACCAACGCCGTTCATGTATAAAGAGCATTATAAGTCACTACACGAAACCTGGGTTGACAAGGGAGGTAACGGTGTTTGCACGGATTTTAGACTATATGTACCATGACTTGGGTGTGTTCGAGATATTCCTGATCGTGGCGGCGTGGATGGGCATTGTACTCACAGCCGTCTACTTCGCGTCACATGTTAACCTGCCGGGGAGTTTCTAATATGTATGATAGCAACGAGCAGCGTATAGTCATTGATACGTTCGCTAACATGCTCGACGCGGCGACCAAAGATGGTGGACGCAAGCGTGCGGCGGGTATCAAGCCCCCGTGGTGGGAGGATCAGTCCCACGAGGCCGCTATCTACAGTCACCTGAACAAGTGGAAGCACGGCGAGAAGGCTGATAAAGACAGTGGTGCTCACCCACTCGTGCATCTTGCGTGGCGTGCGTTGGCGATTGCGTACCAGGAGACTAAGGGTAAGGTACAGCCGTGACTTGTAAGAAACACCCGGCTTATAAAGCTAAGCGAATGCCACGGGCTAACTGTGATCGGTGCTGGATGATGTACTGTCGTAAAACCTTTGCCAAACAGGTGGGATAATGAAACTTAAAGAATGGTTCTGTTTCCATCACTACCACAGGAAATCCGGCCAATACCCATATCCTAGATGTAAAAAGGGGAAACGACGTATGGCTTACCGGGGCACATGTTGTCGTTGTGGTAAAACCTACGTATCATGGGGGTATGGAACATGAAGCGGGTCTATGTCGCAGGACCATTGACGACAAGCGGCAGCGTGGCCGAGAACATCCATAACGCCATCCGTGCCGGGAATGAGTTGCTACGTGCGGGGTACTGGCCGCATGTGCCACACCTGAATTACTATTGGGAGATCATGTTCCCTGCGCCCTACGAAATGTGGATGACCATTGACTTAGCACAGGTACGTATCTCGGACGCCCTGATACGCTTACCTGGCGATAGTCGCGGGGCTGACCGGGAGGTAGCGGAAGCGTCGTTGTATGGGATACCATGCTATAACAGCGTGCGAGAGTTTCTACAGATAGAAATGGAGACCGGGGATGCCGTACATAAAGCCTGAACAGCGACAGAAGTGGGACCAGTGGCTCTATGCGATGCCCCTGTTCAACCTACCGGGGGAATTGTCGTATGTCATCACCCGGATCGTTCGGATGTACCGGATGGGCGAGCAGACGAGCTACATATCGGTTGCGCTTATTACGGGGGTTCTCGTGCTCACAACGCTAGAGTTTGTACGTCGTGTCGTGTTTGGTTATGAGGACAAGAAGATAGAGGAGAATGGGGATGTTTACTAACGTGAAGCATGTGGTGTCCGGCCTAGTCTTGGCGGTGCTTGTAGGAATTGGTACGGTATGGGCAACGTTTCACGGGGATGCACGCAAGCAAATCGTCATCGAACAGGTGGATAACGGCTGGAAGATTAGCGAGTGTTATGTTGGTTCCAACTGTCCGGTCACGAAGGTGGCTACAAGCCACCTACAAGCTAACGCCATCGTGTGGGCGTACATTTCAGGTAAGCCACTACGCCCGGATTGGAGGGAATAATGGACAAAGTTATAATGTGGCACCACCCAAACTGCACGTTCAATTCCACTGACACACCAGATGGTGATTTCTGTAATTGCCGTGGTGTTGTGGACAAACGTGACTACGACGCCCTCGCCCGCCAGGTGGCGACGCTGGAGCGGGTCTCGCAGGAGGATCACTGTCGCGCCGAGCAGCTAGAGCACCAGCTGGCCGAGGCGCGGCTTGATGTTGTACAGAAGCAATGGATCGTGCTCAAGGCTGACTATGACGCACTAGAGGCGCGGCTGGCTACTTATGAGGAGAAATATGGATCAATTACTGACAAGGGCGTTTGAGGACTTACAACGTGCACTAGCGGCCGTCCGCAATTACGCGGAGCAGTCCGATGCACGGCTGACTGATTTGCGCGCGCAGTGTATCACCTCACACTCGCCCGATGAATGGCTTAGGCTGTGCGAGGAACGGGAGGCGAAGTTGCAAAAGCGGCTGAGCGCGGTCACGGCGGCGCTGGCGACGGGGCGCACGATGAAGCCGTTAGGCAGTGGAGTAGATAATTGGGATGATAAAGCCGAGTGAATTGGTGGATAAATGACACGGTTCTACCGTAACGGCGACCTCACCCGCTTAGGCGCGGTGCTACTGTTCCTCACGATTAACCTGTTATTGAGGTTATGGAAATGAGACCCTTACGCCCGACGCGAAAGCGACGTAACCGCTGTAACTATTCGTCGAACTACACTTATGCCGTGGGTGGCGTCCAGTGGAAGCGGCGTATCAATAACAAGTACAAACGGTTAGCGACAAAGGGAGTCTAACATGGAAATCTGGATATTTGTAATCTTTATGTTAGCAGCGGGGGATGGGGGACTAGACTCAACGGCTTATGCACACCCGACGCAAGCAGATTGCTTGGTTCACCGGGGCAACATCGTAGCCGTCAACAAGCCTAACGACAGGACGTATATCACCGAATGCTTTAAGATGGTGGGGAAATGAGCGAGATCGCGGTCTACGGCTACAGTGACAACTACGACTTAATCGACTGGACGGATGGTGCGGAACAGCATGACCCGTCGATTATGGCATCCGTGATGCCAAGTCATGTGCTTATATCTCGTCCCGTGCCTGTACTAGCACAAGAACAGGATACTCCCCATACAAATACGCATGTGAGTCCCCCGCATGGTACGTTATCCAGCCTGTCCACTTGGCCGAAGGCACCGGAATAACCACTTGGAAATGTCCAATATCCAGGTACAGCGTCCCGTTGTCTTCGTCACGAGACATGCCCATAGATGCGCCATCACAGAACCCACCTGCGTTCGCTTCGATGGCCTTGGTCTTTTGAGAGGGGTAGACTTCTATAACGGTGTTACAGACGCCAAACTCATGCAGGACGGGAGTAGCAAAGCTTACTAATGTATAAAGCAATAAATCTAAGAACACGCGACATAGATACCTTCCCGTGGCTCAACCATTATCCCTCGCGGGCCGTGGTGCCAGCCACATGATACTCTATCAGTATTGGTGTCGAGCAGGTAATCACCCCACCACAGGCGCTAACTCACTTGATTCGTGTCTGTCTTGCGGCGCAAGTCTAGATGGGCAGACGCCCGTAGTAAGTAAAGGATGGCAGCCTGCAAGACCTTTGGGGCATCGTCAAAATATGCAATACCTAGATTACACTTACGGCAAAGTAACCCGCGTACCTGCTTTGTCTGGTGATCGTGATCGACGCCTAGAACACGATCATGCCGTTGACAAATAGCACACCGACCACCCTGTTCTTGCCGCATATTCTCAAGGTCAACTAAAGTTAAGCCGTACTCGCGTTTGTACCAATTTTCCTTATAGTGAGGATTATTGGCCCACGCTTTATATTTTTTGACGTGCTCACGGTTCTTCTCACGCCATCGTTTTTGCTTGGCATAGTATGCAGGCCCGCGTTTTGTCATGTAGGCTTCTTTGTTAAGTCTAAATGTGCAGCTACGGCAGGCGTACTCAAAATCCTAACCTGCCAGTCGGCCACGCAATGAAGCACTTCATGCAGTAACACGGCGCGAAGATACCGCATAGGCTTGCGCCGGTCTAAGTAAATTGTCATCCCTTCCGTCGTACTCACACAGAAGGCATCGTCGGTGTCGTGATCTTCGTCGTTGAAGGTCTCGACATACTTCGCCAGCCATGCCTCATGGGGGAGTATTTCTATACTAATCGTATAGTTAAATGGTAATCTTATCTTTTTTGGGATGCGAAGGCGTCGGCGTTTGTCGCTCATGTCTGTCTCCCATTAACGTACAGAACGGTGGCTTCGGATAAATGAGGCACCAGACGATCTCCATCTGTGTTTCCATCAGGGACACGCGTAGGTGTAGGTAGCCTAGGTCGATAATAAGGAATGCGATGACGATCCAGCGTATGATCTTACTTACCATTGTACTTGTCCACTGTTCGTAGGGTTGCGATCCCAAGCATCGCGCCGAGTACGTTGACCATGACGCTCGTATCAACTGGTGGAGGCGGGATGGTGTGGTATAATGTGCTCACCCAGGTTAGCAGCGGTACTGCCATCGACGAGTAGACGAACGCAGCCCCGCATGACCACCCGATAAACGGGCGCCATCCCGCGACAAACCAATTAGAACTTGCAGCCTCGACCTTGTTAATCTCGATTTGGCCCATTAACTCGTTATGGACACTAGCAGCAAGTTCAGCAGCAGCCTTCTCCCGTACATTAGCGTCGGGGAGCCACTTCGATAGCCCTGTGTTAATCAGGTCAGCGATAGCACTAATTGGATCGAGTCCCATGTTACTCTAAGCACTCCCGTATCTGCTCGGCGTTTTTGGCCTGGTGCG